GTTACTCTATTTGCCCACGGTATTTTAGTTCCATCCATAAAACGTATTTCCGAGGGTACTATGTGTATTGTAGGGGTCATATAGTTTTCTTTCGGTGGCTTAAATACAGTATTACCAAAGTAATCCCTGAACACAACGTGTTTACCATCCTTTCTTTCTATAGTCCCCGACAATCCTATCTTATATCTGCAGTAATTTGTATCTAGTATTTTGGAAAAGGTCGGACTACTAACATGGTGCATCTCGTCTAGTATGACTGTGCCAAACTCTTTGCGAATCTTGTCTACGTTTCTGTAGAGAGTCTGTGTATTCCCAATCACGATAGGAGCATCAAGTTCAAATCTACCACTGCCTATGATGCCAGCTTTAATTCCATATACTTTTTCTACTTCTTTTGCCCACTGATTTCTTAGAGGTACAGTGTGAGTAACAACAAGTGTTTTCTGACCAAGCTTACCAGCTATAGCTAAACCTGTAAATGTCTTTCCCCAACTGACCCATGCGTTTATTATGCAATTATCTTCGATCTCATTAAAAACATCCTGTTGACTTTGTCGTAATTCAAACCTAAAGTCTGGAAAGTCTAAAGGCTTTTGTACTCGCTTATCTACTATTTCATAGTGCTCTGGTATCAAATCCGTACGCCCTATTGGTAGTGATACTAACCCGTTACGAATTATGCCCATGTTTTTAATCACTTGAGGCGGATCAAGAGGGTTGTGCGAGGGAATAGTATATGTGAGTTCTTTATCAATGACCTCTTGTAGTTCTTCGCTACAATCCATATATATTCGGTGACTTATAACAGCTTTCATAGATTTAGTTCATTTTTTGCAATAATATAAGATTTTACAAAGTCGGAACGTACTATGTCCTCAACTTCAAAGTCGATGAAGTCAAACAACTCCATTCGTTTTAGTATTTGTATAAAGTCTTGCATACCATTCTGCTTTAGATCAGCCTGACGGAAATCTCCACAGAATATAACTTTACACCCTTCTCCCATTCTAGTAATAATCGAGTCTAGCTCATGGAAAGACATATTTTGACACTCATCAATTAAAATAACCGCGTGCTTCAAGGTTATACCCCTAATAAAAGATGTTGTCATAAAGTCCACTAGACCTTTTTGTTTGAGAATACCATAAGCATCTCCACGCTGAAACAACTCGTTTGCGATATCTTTGTAAGGTTCTTCATAGACTGAGGATTTCTCTTTCTCAGTCCCGGGAAGGAAACCAATATCACGAGTAGGTACTGCACTTCTAATTATTACTAGCTTTTCATAAGAACCTTTGGACATATCATCAAACGCTAAGTAGCAGGATATGAATGTCTTTCCTGTACCTGCCAGTCCATGTAGCATTAGGTTTTTCTGAGAATCAAAAGCTTTTACTTGGTTTCTAGTTAAGGGTTCTATCTCATGCAGGGTCAAACTAGCACCTGCTAAAGTTCTATTTCTTTTAGCCATATTATACTTTTCTTCTTGTATCCTTGAGTTTCGTCTCCGAATACTCGTACAGCATCCACGGATAGCCATGTAGATGCAAAATTCCTGCCCATATCATTCCTGATTCGGGAGGTCGTGGTACGGTAAAAGGTACATGACACCCTTTTACTCGTATTAGTGTAGCAGAGGATTTCTTTTCTACTTTACTAATTTTTAAATATTTTAAAGGTAACATACGAGTCTTTTCATAAATGAAAGGAGTTCCTGCATTATCTATAAAGTACTTTGTTTTTTGTTTGAGTAGTCCATTAGGCGATGTAATCATCTTAGATAAAGGATGTATATTTTTGTGTGGAGTTTGCATTCTCCGAGCGCCTAAGGTCTTGCCTGTTTGATTCTTATCATCAAGCACTAAATCTTCCAAAAATAGAAGTCCATCAGCCAAATCCCAGTTTCCCGAATCTAAAAGGAAAACTGGGAATGTTAGCTTATGTACTTTGTTATATCCTATCACCATACATTTTCTCGAACTTGCCACCGGAATAGTCTTCGTGTATAATCTCGAAGTCACAGCCTACTGGTGTAGTAGGTATTGATATTCCTCTGTCCATCTGTATGAATGAGGCTAGTTTTTCTTTGTAATGATCTACTTCTTCATCTGGTACTTCTGCGAGTATTGAATCGTGTACTAGAGCAAAGATACGTGCTTTCATGCCTTTTGCTTTTATATAAGCATTCATATCTATTGCACCTAAAAGGTTAATATCACTAGCAGCAGACTGCACCAGAAAATTAAGACCAGACCTAACGCTATGACTCTGGATGCCTTTGTCTGTCGATGCGACATTTGGTAATCTCCTCTTTCTTCCGAAGAAGCTGTAAATGAACCCGTTCTGCTGTATATACTTTTGGTTGTCTTCGATCCATGATTTTAACTTATGGAACTCTGCAAAGTAATCATCAATGACTTCTTGTGCATCTTTTCTACTAAAAGGTTTACCGCTATCTTTTGATACTTGTTCACTAATCTTATTTGCTCCGGCTCCATACATGATACCGAAGGTTACGGCTTTTGCCGCCTGTCTTTGCATACCATATAAGTCTGCTACTTCACTAGCTTCACATGGTAACTTAAATACTTTTTTTGCAATCTGTGAGTGAAAGTTGCCTCCTGCACGGAACACGTCCATGAGAGCTGTATCTTTCGCAAGCACAGCAGCTACATATACTTCTGCTGTTGTCAAATCCATTGCTACTATCTTGTGGCCAGGTGCTGCTTTAATACATCCTTTTACAATAGGGTTATCCCTAGGAAGTTGTTGCATATTGAGTTTGCCAGAAGAACTAAGCCTGCCACTAGTAGTACCATGGAGGTTAAAACCTGTCCGTAATCGGCTATCACGATCCAACTGCGGTAAGATTTTGTCCAGATAAGTATTTTTAATCTTGGACTTTTGTCGTATCTCCAAGATAAGTTTTGGGATGTGCGATTGCTCTGCAAGTTCTCCAAGAACTTCCGCGTCTGTGCTATTCGCGCCAGTGCCAGTCTTTTTACCAGTTGGATTGAGACCAATGAAATCAAACAACAGGCTACGAAGTTGAACAGTACTATTAGGATTAAAATCTTTTCCATTTATTTCCTCAAATCTACGAATGGAAGGCTCTTTATACATTTCCGCTACTGCATCATCTATCTGCTCTTGCATGAGAGATTGAGATTTTACTAAACGTAATTTGTCGAAAGGTACACCATTGTCTTGGATATCCGTTAAGAAACGGCATCCTGGTATTAATATATTATCATACACTTTCGCTAGACGTTTATTCTGTTTAATCTTTACAAACTTCTCGTAAAGTAGAAACGTAACTGCGGCATCCATTCCAGCATATAGTTTCATGATATCGAAGGGAATATCTCCCCAGTTAAACTCATTTTTGAGAATACCATTTTGTTTTCTGTAGTCTGCTATCCAGTCGTACATAGGCTTCTCATAGTCTCCGTACTTTGTATACTTAATAGCTAGCTGCTTTAGCCCGTGTGTGCCGGGATTCTCGTCTATGAGATAGTGCAGTAGCATTGTATCTTCAAAGCTAGGAAATTTAAAGTTAAAGTGATACTCAAAGAACGCCATATCGAACTTGGCATTGTGGAATATCACAGTCTTTTTATCAAATAATTGTTGTAATAGTACTTCTGTTTCTTCGTTGAAACACTCTGTATCTACATAAGCTCCACGGTCAGCCTCATAGCTGAGACTAAGACCTAGCATATGCCCATCACGAGGATATAATCCTGTTGTTTCTGAGTCGAGTGCGATGTAGGGGAGAGGTGCTTCAATAGCATTGCGTATAAACTCATTGGCTTCCTCTGTGTCTTGTATACCCCAAGCATTGTATGTGGTAACTACTGTGTCTTGTTTATTGCCAGTTATATACTCGACAATACTTTGTTTGGAGTCGTCCCATGTGCGCTGAGCTTCTGGCTTGAACGCAAGCATGGCAGGGTTAATTACAGGCAGAAATTTTTCCTCAACTTTCTTACCTGAGTACTCCGTTACGGAGTTGATTGGTGTAAAGTACTTTAGGGCATCACTGCCTACTAGAATGACCCAGTCATATTCGTCTGTGTTTATCTCAATATCACAGTCTCGTTTTAATACTTTCTTGATGTTTGGGTCTGAACACAGTTGGTACTGGTCAAACTCAAACTCATCATCAAATTCTTTCTTAAAATTAGTTCTACTTGGTTTAGTTTCTACTAATGCAACTTTAGGCATATAATTTACTCTTTAGTTTTTGTACTGTTTGTATGGGCAATGCCCCAGGATCTCTGTCTTTGAGGCATACGTTTCTTGAGGCTAAGCCTACTCGCTCGGCCATTTCTTTTACATCTTTTGCAGCATTCTGTCCTGCATCATCTCCATCGAAGAAGATATCAACACTATCTACACCTTGTATTGATAGCATTCGTAACTTATCTTCATTGATATTCTTTGTTCCAAAGCAACACACTGCATTCTCTAGTCCTTTGTCTTGTAGGTTAATCATATCAAATATACCTTCTACTAGTATGACTGCACCTTGTATTGGCTCTACTACAGGGTATAGAGGCATCTTCGCACCCGCAGGCGAGATCATGTACTTAGGCGTTCCGCCTGTAGTATGACGACCATTGAAGGCTACAATACGACCTGATATATCTCGTACTGGAAATACTATTCTTCCTATGTGATCAGGATCATGGTGTTGAAAAGCCTCGAACTTCTTATAAGTCTCGGGCTTAATATCTCTCCAGTTACCTGAGTATGGAGCTAGATTCCTTGGAAATGACAAACCAATACTTTCAGACCTTTTTGATTTAATATTTTTCTTTAACAACTCTCTTCTTACTTGTAGGTGGTTTGCCTTTTCTCCAAAATGTGTAAAGATATTTCCTTTGAATCCACACGAGAAACATTGAAATATACCTGTTATACGATCAATACGCATACTAGGGTTTCTGTCCTCGTGATCTGGGTTTAGACAGCTCACTAAACAATCTCCTCCTTTGGGTATAAAATAAACACCTCTGGAAGTTAATAATTCTTCTACTGTCATCTACCGATATCCTGTACGTTATCTCTACTAATTAATTGATATGCACCTTTGTTATAGGCAGGTGCAATCGTATACTTTGAACTTAGTTCATATCTGGCATCTACTGTCGTATCTATACTACTTATCTCTGCGGATTTGTACTGCTTAGTCTCTCTACGATATACTGTCGTTTGCTCTAAAGGCTGAAACTTAGGTGTGTATCGCTTTGCTCTTGGTAAAGGCTTTCTCTTTCTACCTGAGCTAGTGTGTCGTAAACTGCCGAACGTAAGTGCCATATGCTTTTCTCCTTTCAAATATCCGTATATTATACGCATAAAAAGGTAAGATGTCAAGAACTATTTTTAAAGATCATTAATTTCTTCGCCTGTTTTATGCGAAGAATCTTCTTTCTCTTTCGGAGTAAGGGCAGTCTCGGGACCAATTTTGAGGCTGTCCCAGTCTACTGTGGATGAGAATGATTTCATGGAGGCTGATCGCATCTTTACACAATTCAAGGTGATACACGCATCTTCGTGATCCCATGTTTCAAGTGTATAGGCGGCATCTGCGGCATCAAGAATACCTTTAGCGAAACGCGCTTCTCCAGTTGCATCTGTTTGATAGGGTGTGAATACTGTGCAGTCATATTCTTGTGCCATAGACTTCAATGCTTTACTTACTTCGATCTGTTCTGTCCAGTCATACTGGCCTCCTCGAGAAGGAAGACTCGACCGTTTTACTTGGTTAATATAGTCTACTATGATAACTCCAACATCCAGTGCCTTGACTTTTTTGTCAAGTTCAGCTCGAATCTTGGAAAGTGTGAGAGAAGGATCATACACAACATCAAGCTGTCGATTCGGGAGAAGATCTCCAGCCTGCAACTTGTCATGAAACTTCTCAAAATCACGGTGACTTTTATACTCTTTCAAACGGTCTTGTCCATCAACAAAACGATCAGCCCACCAACCAGCAACCTTCTCCCACTCAGTAATACTAAGGTTCTTAGTACGGAGACGGGCAAAGGGAACTTCTGTGGCTATGGAACAGCATCGTTGAAGGATAGACCGACTATCCATTTCTATAGTGAAATAGATAGCCGATTTACCATTTTTGTAAACATTATTGGCAATGTTTGCACAAATAACTGACTTACCTGCACCTCGTTTACCACCAACCATTACTAGATCTCTGGGAGAGAACTGTATCTCGTGGTCGTATTCCTCATTGAGACCGAGGGGCACGTACTTAGCTAAATCTTCTTCTGGTTCGAACAGGCGAATACGTTGCATACTCTCCTGTGGATCTTCCAAATCAACTCTCTGCTCAATGTCAAGTACGATTTGGTGAAGATGGTTTACTGATTCTTGAGCATCCTCGAATGCTACAGAGTGTTCGACATAATCTTCAAGCGAGTCCAGAATTTCTTTTTGAGTGTATTCGTTTTTCAAGTACTGAAGAAGCATATTAGGATCGGCATCGACCTCAACTGCTTCAATCGCAAAAAGCTTTTCACGAGTACTTGAATCACGAATCTCAAATTTTAGATCTTCAATCGTTGGCATTTTATGAAAATCGGAGGAGTGTTTATCAATAATCTTATACAGACTATGATACTCCGTTGGCAGATATTGCTTATGCGTAACACTCCAAGTCTGAAAGTCTCCGAGTGTAAGCACTTGCTTTATCAAAGCACTTGCGATATTCAATGAAATTCTCCCGATTTCAAATCCAAAAAAAGCGAGCAGACCCCGTAGAGCCTGCTCTTATAAACTAGAAAGAATTAAGCAGAAGCTTTTTCTTTCTTAGCAGCTCCATCATAGTCAGCTGCTGACAGCCCTCTACGAGTAAGCATAGTTTTGACACCTCGAGCAGTTTTGCCAATCGCTTCAGCGATATCTTCAACGCCCATGCTAGCAAGGTCAGCAATCTCAGCCAAAGGATCTTCCTTAGAAGCGCCCTTAGTAGTTTCCTGCCTAGGAATAGCATCAATGTCACCTGAACGGAGCAAGCTAAGAGCTTTACCACGTACAGAGTTTACAGAACGGTCTAATGCGTTAGCAATAGCTTCGACGAAAGCGCCTTCTTGTACCATAGATACAAAAGTCTCTTCTTCAGAAGGAGAGTACGTGCGTACAGCTTCAACTTTAGGAGCAGGCTTAACGTGGCCAGTAAGTTCCATAGAAAGGATCTTGCCTTGAATTGACTTAGCAGAGAAAGCGCCATCTTCAAAATGAGAAGCGATTTCAGCATAAGTGTAAGTTCCGCTGTTGTCAGAGACAAAAGCAGCAAGAGTTGCTTCTTGAGCATCGGTAAATGCACGGCTAGAAGCCGCAGAAGCTAGCTCTACGTCGTGACCCATCTTTCGCAATTTGCTTGAGATAGATCGAGTAGAGGTTTCCAAGTTAGCTGCTGCTTCTGCAACAGTTGCTTGGGATACGGGGCTTTCGCCACCGACAAAATCAGTAAGAGCGGTAGTTCGCTCGTCAGTCCACTTAGGTAGTGCCATGATATTTATTCTCCAATAAATTCTAAAAGGTTAGTTATGATTTGAACGCCAGACTCTCTGGCTTTCTTTGTTTTAGCAGATTCTACTCCGCTTTCGTTCACCAGAATCGTGACATCTTTGGTCAAGCTAGGCTTAACCACATAACCAAGCTCTTGAAGTTTCTTCTGAGCCTCGGCTTTAGTTTTGTAACTGGTAAGTTTACCACTGATACAAACGGTCTGGCCGTGGGTTATGGTTTGTGTTTTATCAAACTTGAAACCAAAAGGTAACAAGGATATTTGATAAAATTCTTCGTTTAACCACTTCAATAAATTAGCTGTAGCTTTCTCACCGAGTCCTGCATTACGGCAAGTATCGTAGTCTATTTCTTCGATGTCTTCGCAGACTTTAGAAAGTTTTTCCGATGCAGTCTTACCGATGAGAGGTATGCTAAATGCAGATAAAAGTATGTTCAGTGGTGCATTTTTTGAGCGTTCCAACTCATCTACTAACTTTACAGCAAGTCTTGCAGATCCGATCCGATCAGCGATCTCTGTCGAAGAAAGGGAATAAAGTTCCTCTAGGGAGACAATTTCCAACTTAGAAAGAGTTGCTGGGCCGAGACCTTTGATCTTTAGAGTCTTAGCAAAGTGTTCGATGAGTTTAAGAACTTTTTCTCCGCATTGCGGATTTTTACAATACAGAAGGTAATTGACTTCATCTAACACCGAACTACAGCTAGGGCAGTTTATTGGGGCTTCGATTTTGGTCATGTTATTTCCTCTGAAATTGAATAAGTATTATACGCAGATTTAAGGTTTCTGTCAAGAATTATTTTTCGACACGTCTAACGATCCGAGGAATAATTTCCCCCGATCTTATGACTTCTACCCCACACCCTATCTCTAGGTTGAGGTCTCTTATATACTCAATATTGTGCAGAGTGGCTCTTGATACAGTTGCGCCACCAATCTCAATAGGATCTAGGATCGCTACGGGACTGACAACACCACTCTTACCAAGTTGCCACACTACATCAATAAGTGTTGTTGCTACTCCCTGTGCCTGTTCTTTAAGAGCAAAGGCACCACGGGGGTGTTTAGAAGTGTGTCCGAGGCGTAAATACTTTAAATTATCACAAAGCCGATAGACAAGTCCATCAGTAGGATAACCACTCGTATCAAATCGGTCTACAACATTGAAGCCGTGCCATTCTAGTCTGCGCAAAGCACCACTATATTGCTCGGAGAGTTCAGGTGTAGCGTCATAAGCAACGAACACTAAAGGGCGGGTTTGGAATTCTAGGAGTCCTTCTTCACCTTTTAAACCGAGTGACCCCGCAGCGAAATTACGAGAGTTCGGTATACTACTAGGGGCAACAACTTCCCCCGTTATTTGGATAAGACGAATATCCTTAATCTCCGAAGGGACTAAGGTACGCATCTTATCAGTTATATCTCTACCTTGTATACCGTCGCCACGAGTTAAAGCTAACTGTAGGGCTCCGTTTATATACAGTAAAGATACTGCTGCTCCATCTAATTTAGGACTGCACACACAAGAATTAACATCAAGAGGAGCCTTGTCCAGATCAAAACATTTCTGCAATGAGTACATTTGATAAGTATGCGAAACCGCATCCGTAACAGTGTATCCCACTTTGCTGTAGTTATGCTTGTCTGCTAGAAGATCAAACTCTTCATCGGAGATGATAGGATAACCTTCGTAGTACATAGTACTCGCTCTATCTAAAAATTTCTGCATATACTTCTCCTAAATAAGAACAGATATTATACGCAATTTAAGGAAGATTGTCAAGAACTATTTGTACAGATCCTTAATTAAATCTGAAAAATGTTCTTCTACCATTTCCTTTGACTCTGCTAGTGATAGTATCTCTACTAATCCCATGAAGAGTTCTCTGGAGTTGGTAAGGTCAAGCGGCATTGCTACTCCCTCAGGCGTAGGTTTCCACACTTCCTCAAAGTCCATATAATACTTGCGGAGATGCAAATACTCAATATCTCGAAAGGTATTGATGGTGAGTCTTACCTGTATCTCTTTAACTTTATCATAGTGAATTACACGGGAGTATGCTTCTGGGGCTTGATGTAGTTCCATTACCTTCCCTCATTTTTCAAGATTGAAGACAATGGCACTACACTAGACACATTTGCAGGTCTGAGTAATCTGTATGAGTCTGTATCCCAACAAAAGAAGAGCAAGGTGTCATCCGTTTCCTTTGCCCTGTTCTTCTTCTTTTGAATGTAGGGTGTAGAGAAATCCAAAGTACAGACATTATACTTTAGTTTTTTGGAGTGTTCGCTACGATAAGTGATAACGGCATCTCCATATGTATGCACTAACTGTGCCAGTTCTTGCTTTTTCACTATAGCTCCTTGGTTAGTATTTCAGCAATCATTATTGTGATGCTACTAATACAAGGTGGTTTCTATAGATACAAAAAGACCCCGCTAGACGAATCTAGCAGGGTAGTTACTTACGCTTCGTTAATTTTAGTAATTATAGAAGTAAAGTATTGTGAGGCTTTACCAGTCAACTTGGCAATAATTTCCTCGTCGACGTCCTGACCTGCATCGCCTAGAGCTGCAATAAGGGCTTCTGCCGCTGCTGCTTTAGACACACGAGTACCGCCTCCTCCTGTGGTTGACCCTGAGCTTTTAGCCGCAGGGGTTTTCTTAACATAAACGCCAGCTTTGGTTAAGATCATGCGAACACCGTTAGGTGATTCGTCTAATTCTTCTGCAATATCCTTAACAATCTCCATGCTGGTCTCTGGAGTTGGTTCTGCTTCTTCGTACATTGATACTGCTTGTGCTTTTTTATCGTCATCCCAAGCCACTTTTCGTTTCCTCTTGTTATTTGGGTTTTTGTTTCCTGGACAGTTGCCCAGAGCCTGTAGTTGTTGGTTGTAAAATCGGTCGCCCATTTGCTTCCTCTCATATTTTGAAAAGATATTATGTCAAAATATAACCATCTTGTCAAGAAATATTTTTTCGATGTTGATTTGTTTCTTAAAATATACATTGTAAACTTTAAGAAACATTTTTATAACCTTTCTAAATTTACGCCATACTTTTGTAAGTGTGTCAGCTTTCCTAATTCATATGCTGGAACGTAAGCCGAAAAACCTCCTGCCTGTACGCTCGAAAAATAAGTATCTTCACTGTCTACTTTTTGTACAATGTAGATACTGTAACAAGGGCATCCATACTTTGCTTCGTAGTCTACATTTACCATACCTTTCTTACTTACGAGCCAGTCAATGTCAAGTCTTTCTTTTACTATGACTGTGCTGTGGTATGTAGATGACCATGCAATCTCTCCGTATTTGAACTCTTCGGATACACACTCATCTGGAAAATAATGTGGAGTTAATCTTTCTTCTTTATTGCTTGGTCTTGAAGGGACTCCAACTCCTTCGAGAATGTTTCGCACAAAAGAGGGTGATCGAAACAACCTCTTTGATATGTCGCTAATAGTATCTCCGCCCAGAAAGCTTGTGCACGCCTCTGCAATCTCCTCAATCGAGGCAGGTCGTCCACGAAGTCCTGCTTTTCTCTTTTTTGTATACTCTTTCTTTTCATTGTAATCATCAATAATTTTCTGTAGCCTAGTAGTATTGTAGGCTATATTCAGTATATCACACGCTTCCTTCTTAGTTATTGCTTTTGTTGAAGGTTGGGCTGAAGAACTGGGGTTTAGAAGGGATATTACTTTCTCTATGTTTTGATTCGATAGATTTTCGTAATCCTTTTTCTTCACTGTCTTTCGCATACTCTAACTCCAGTAGTAATTCACAGTAGTGAATAATTTTTTTAATATCCTCTGCACCATTTTTGTTTCGATGCCGAGTTGCGTATTTAATAATGTTGCCCTCGATATATCCCAGTCTATTGGCATGAATATACTCGAGCGGTTGTATTGGCAGATCATAATGTGATCCACCTTCTTGCTTGTCTAGTGCTTTACTCATGTACGAAATCCTTTATCATTGGAAAGATTGGATTGATTACATACGCACACTCGCGAGCAATTTCCATGTGCTCTTTTTGTGTACCTGGAGTACTTCGTACATCAATGTAATGAATCCATGATCTTAACGTACCTGCCATATAAAGTCTAGTTTTCGTAAGACCTTCGGGAAGTACTGTTCTTGCTTGCTCCTTTGCAATACCATTTTCAATTGCCCACTTGTAGGCGTAGTTTGCTATATCAGTAACTCTTTTCTGCTGTTGTATCCAATGCTGATTCAACAAAATATCGTCCGTTTCTACACTGTTCTGACGATTCTTTTCATCTTGCAAACGTGTCTCTCGTATTTCAAAAGGATAGCCCATTGCCGCAGGGTCGGCGTACCGCTGAGAGAACTCTTGGAACGCAAAACTACGGTGGCGTACTATCTGATGAGCAATATCTCGAGTAGTATTTATTTCGAGTGTAATAGAACACATCTCGAAAGGGCTCCAGTGTGCATGTTTGATTAGATACTTTACTAGCTTTTCAGAA